TTTGAAACTTGATTTTCTGCATTGACAGCCGCAAAACCTCTATTCTGTCCGCTACCAGATGAAGTAACCGCATCCACTGGATAACGCGCATTTGGATCACCAGCGCTGATGATGTTTCCGTCTGGGTCATACACTGTTCTGTTGCATCAGCATCAGTAACAACGGTGTTGCCATAGTCATCACCTTCGGTTGTTACGCCAAGGCTTCTTGCCATTGGAGCGGCTTCTGTTTGAACAACATTTCCGTTCTCGTCTGTGCGATACAACTCATAACCAGTGTCATCAATGGTGACGTACTCTGAGCCATCAAAATAACTGTAAGTTCCATCGCCGTTGTCATTCAAGTCACTGTTTTGAACATCGGCTGTCCCTGAACTTGCAAGGTTTTGCCAAGGTTGAACTTCTTCAGTGGTGTCGGAATACGTTGTGCCGCCATCATCAAAGTGGTACTTGCGATGAATTGAACCGCCCTTGGCTTCTTCAATGACTTCACCATCATCGACAGGTTCTTCTTCGGCAACATAAGCATTTTCGCCTGATCCATCATTTAATGATAGGTCTTCGCCTGATGTTAAGTCTTCACCCAACGCATCAAAACCTTCTTGCGTCCAGTTTCCATCAGCGCCAAGATTCCATGTAAAGCCAGTATCTGGGTCTGTCCATGTTGTTTCTTCAGTATCAGTAGCGCCAGTGGTAGCATTAGCATCAACATACTCCCCGTCTGCGCCGATGGTGTATAGAAGATCACCACTAGAACTGTAGACGTTGCCATCAGCATCAGCAAAGTAACCCTCGCCAAGGTCTGTCATGTTGGTGGTGTCTGCACCAGTCGTTGCGGTCTCGCCAGTAGTAGTGTCTGCACCAGTGGTGGTGTCAGTTGTAGCGCCCTCAGCCGCCTCCATGCCAACGATATTTCCATCCTTGTCATAGGTTGTGACCATGCCGTCTTGGGTAACTGAGTAAGAGCCGTCCTCGTTAGTTACAGCGCCTTCTGGAACAACATTAGCTTCCTCTTCTGCTTTGACGCGATTTAATTCAGCTTGTACTTGTTCATCAGTTAGCGTGCCAGTTGTACCTGTTACACCTTTAGTACCTGTCGTCGCGGCTTTTGTAGCGGCGGCAGTAGTTGCCGCTTTAGCCGCTGTAGCGCCTGTAGAAGTTGGTTTGGTAACAGGTGGTCTAACCACTGAAGTTGGGATGCCAGTTGGCTTTGTAGTAGTCGTGACTCCAGTTGGCTTTGTTGTCGTGGTTGTTGGAGTTTTGTTGACCAACTTATTAACCAGCGCGGCGGCTCCAGCGCCGATAGCCGCATTCTTCAGCGTGCTAGTCAAACTGCTTGTTGGCTTTGTAGTGGTTGTCTTTGGTGTAGTGCTAATTGGTTTTGTTGTAGTTGTAGTTTTAGCCGCAACAGGAGTTTTTGTCGTGGTTGTCTTGGCGGCAACTGGGGTTTTGGTTGTTGTCTTAGCGGCAACAGGTGTCTTAGTCGCTGGCGCTTTAACAGTCGTCTTAGGAGCGGTTGTTTTAGTTGCCGCAGGCTTTGTAGGTGTTACAGGTTTTGTTGCTACCGCAGGCTTTTTAATTGCAGAGGTAACAGCAGGTTTAGCTTGCGCTTGAGGCGCTCTACCTGCTTGTACACGCGCACCAGCGGGAGTTGTTCCACGGGAAATGGGGGCTGTTACGTCTTGAGAGACAGCGGGGCGACCAGTAATTGTTTCACGGGCTGGACGAGTGACAGAAGTCAGATCACCAAAATTACCCTGATCACCTCGACCTCCAAAACCACCCCGATCTCCAAACCCCCCACGTTCTGGGCGACCAAAATCTACTGGGGCAGGTCTGAATTGTTGACGGGGTGCATTACGCATCACCGAACTAATTGTTCGGACGGGCGTTCTCAATTTGAAAGGTTTTCGTGACTTTTCTTGCCATAATTTACCCCATTTTCTTCGTATTCAGACCTGCTGGCAACTGTGCCGTTTTTACAGGTATCAAGGTTTTGACGTCCACCTTTTGTGGTGGTTTTTTAATTGGTATCAAGTTTGCCACATTCACTTTGGCTGGCGGTTTAGATGCCTTCATTTCGGACATCTGCTGTGCTGTCAAAGTCTTCTTCGCAGTGGTCAATGCTCCAGCAGGCTTAGTTGTCTTCAATGCGCCCGTCAAATTAGCTTTAGTTTTGATAGCTTTATTATCAGGTACGTTTGTTAAAGAAGTAAGTTTGTTTGCCAAACCAGTAGCTGTAGGCGCTTTAGACAGTCCAGTCCCAACTACCTTAGCCGCATCGCGTGCAAGCAAATTCAAACCACCAGCATTTGCATCTTGGCTATCGTTAGTCGTTACATCAGTTGTTTTATCAATCGCCTTGGAATCTGTATTGGCAAGCACAGTAGAACCAGCCAGCAACACAGCGTTCATCAATGTTGCATCGCTAACATTGCCATTGGTAATCAATTGAGTCACCACTGGAGTCAAAACGCTAGTTAGCAGTCTTGCATCAGAGGTGGACAATCCAGCTTCACCAGACAGGGATGATATGCCACCACCTACCGCAGAATTTAGCAATGAGTTTGTGAGTGCAGTGCCTGCATCTCTGCCAGTAGCTAAGGCAGTCACCACAGAGGTTCCAGCCCTTGTCAAAGCATTTGATACAGCAGGCGATAGGTCTGATGGCAATGCAGTCTGAATGACAGGTGCTACACCAGCGGAAATTGCACCAGTAATTGAACCCTTTAAGAATCCATCGCCAAACTTGCCACCAGAGGCTTCAGCCATAATGCCGCTTGTCACGCCATTGATGACGGCTTTGGAGACAACTTGGGATGCCAACTCGCCCAAACCTGCTTCAGCAAGCGTGCTGGTGAGCGCAGTGCCAACGCCGGGCAACAAAAAGTTCGACGCGATCATAATGATCGGCATGATTGCACCAGCATCACTGGTCGAGAAACCTGAAGAGTTAATAACCGATTTGCCAGTCGTTGGATCAAACTTTAACTCGTAGTTTGTCCCGCCTTTGCCCACATAAGTTTGACCAATGTGATATGAGATCGGATCATTGCTTGGATTTATATTTGCTAATGTTTTTCCGTTAGCAAACAAGCCTTTGCCAGTAACAACATTTTCAATTGTTTTGCGAACGTATGGACCATTTTCAGCATCGCCCATAACTTCTTCAGTTTTTATTTTTGCAACTTCATCTTTTGTCAGTTCTCTTGTAACTGGAGATTCATCATCTCCAACTCCATATGTGATGTAATATTTTTTATTACCCTCTTCATCAGTAGTCTCATTGACATTGACGTTACTTTTAACATCGCCAGTTTTTAACTGGCTTAGATCGGTAACGCCAGACTGCATTAAAAACCGAGACATATCCAGCAAAACTTGCTCTGCTGGTGTGGCTTTTCTACCTAACAGTTTTTCAGCTTCGCTCTGATCAAAACCAACCCTATCGGCTCTATCTTGGAATACGCCACCGCTCATTGACCCTGCATTTTGAGCGATCTGTTGAGCCAAGGTTAGCAGTTGAGTGCCGTCGTATGTATGACCATCAATGTCAGTAACTGACGGCAATGTAGATGTCTTTGTTGTGTCGGTACTAGCCGTTGTGGTGGCTGTATCAGCCGCCTTAGTAACAGGACGACCGTCTTTGTCAATGATTGTCCCGCCGGGGGTTCTAAACGTGCCATCACCTAAATCAACAGGCGCGTTTGTTTCCACAATCTCTTTTATTGGCGGACGTGGAGGCTCCACAACATCTTTTATAGGAGGTGGAGTTGGAGGTTCTTGGCGCTCAATAATATCAGGCGGTCTTGGAGGCTCTTCAACTTTTGTAGCAGTCAACCCACCAATAGGTGGCGGAGGAACTTCAGCTTGTTTAAAATAATCAACAACAACAGTTGGATCGTAGCCAGTGGCGCGAGACAAGTCGGCAACAGACACACCATACTGCGCCGCTGTTTGAGCAATTAACTCTGGGTTGCCAATGTTTGCTTGAACAAATTCTTTGATCTGTTGATCAGATGGCGGTGCAGGAGCCGCTACAGTAGTAGAAGCGCCAGCATCATTTGCAAAGTTAATTGTTGTGGTTGGCGGTTCGCCAATATCTAAGCGATCCAACACATAGTCTGGCAATCCATAATCTTCGTACACTTCATAATCATTGTCATTACGCATGATTTTATTCAACCCTTTGGTTAACAGCACCGACTAAAGCCGACGCCCAGTCTTGCCATTCATCAAAGACGTAAGGGCCGGGGATACCTTCATTCGTAAAAATATCAATTGCTTTTAACCCAGCCGCCCACTCTTTCCAATCTGTATCTGGATTTGGTACTGCCAATTGTTGACCAGCATAAGCCTCGCACATGAGCGATGCCCATGATTGAAAATCGTGATACCGAGGATCGTAGACAAGAGCCAGTGCCATATCAGCTTCCGTATGGGCGTGTATCACCCATCTCAGCATTAAGCAAAACTCGACCCACCTGGTAATCACCACCTTGCACGTTGCTTTTGAAAATCAAACGGATTTCCCTGCGCTGTTCCCTCATGTCCACTTTGCCAGTAGTTGGTTCAAAGTAATACGGGTCTGAGGTTACATCCTGAGATTGCGCAAAAGGTCTGCCAGTTATTTGTACCGACATAGTCCCATTCTGAACAAAGTCAGGTTCAATTCGATCAACGCGAAGCCACTTGTTCTCACCGACCATCGACGGCTGTGACGGGCCTCCCGCGACTAGACCTAAATCATTTGTTTGGAAATAACTTTCAATTGCCTCTACGTTCGCACCTTTAACAGCATCCACGCCTGTTTCATGTTGCCACAAAGACACCAAAGTCATTATTGACGTTACTGACAAAACAAACCCAGCACCAGCAGGTAACGAAGCAGACAGCGCATCACCAACTTTGTAATTGATGCCACGAGTTGTAATTGTTACTGTAGTGACCGTCCCACCAGCAACCACAATAGTTGCATAGGCACCAGTTCCAGAGCCACCAGTCAGTGCTTGGTTTGTGTACGTTCCATTGGTATAGGCAGAACCACCAGAGGAAATAGAAACAACATTCACTGCACCAGTTGCGTTTGGCTCCCAACCTGCATTGATAGGATAGTGGAAGACCTGAGAGAAGTAACCAGCAGAACGACGAGCACCTAGAGCGGTTCCAGCGTCATACCAGCAGTTCTCACGGATGTTGTAAATGATTGCATTGTTGCATTCCGTGGATGTTCCTGAAGGATAGAACCACCAAATTTCACCATAACGGGGAACTTTAGTGACATACACTTTTGCACGCTGTGCATAGTTCAAATTATCAAAAAAGTAATTTTGATTGAACGTGTTTGGAATTTCTTTTACTGTACCGTTATAGAGAAGGAAACGGTCAACGCCACACCAGTAGTAGATGCCGTCATACTCAATCACGCACTGAGAAGAAAGAATAGAAGACTGGCTGGAAATAATGTCATAGCGCCAGTAAAAAGTCTGAGGCGTGCCACCCACCGTAATTGTGGTTGGGTTGTATGAAACTCGGATCAATGAGTCCAAAGACCAGAACAATCCAGATGGAGCGTTTGAACCGCCTCGAACTGGCAAGCCTTTGACAATTTTGGTTGATGCCACATTGGTCTCGTTGGCATCTGCGCCGTTCCAGTTGTATGGATCGCCAGCGGCTGAATTCTTGATCAGGCCGTTATCTCCATACACAAACACATACGGGTGCAAAACAACCACGCCGCCAGAAACTTCAATTGGGTCTCCAGTAGGCGTTGGGCCAGCAGAGTCTGTGAGTTGGGCCATTGTTGTGCCGTTGATGTCACCAGCCAATACTGGGGTCACAACAGTTTGGTCAATCTCAGCCAAGTTTTGTCCGGGGTGGGCAAGCAACAATTGATTGCCAGAGCCTTGTGAATCAAACAGCGAATCAAACTGCCACAGGTTCAAATCTGAAGGCGTGAAGTTTGATAGCGTAAATTCGCTCACGCCAGCACCAACGCCGTTGTTGTCAATGTTGATGACTTCAAGGCCGTTGTTGTAGCCGTTGAAGACCTCGTTGATGCCGTCTACAGAGTTGACGTAGATGCCTCGAGAGTAGCCCAAGGCATCGTTGGTGATGGAGCGGTAGCCCCCGATCTTGCGAGGACGACCACGCTGAAATCTAACCCAACGGCCATCCGTATAAAAGTTTTTGTCAAAGACAGTGCCGTCCCGCTGTACACCGGGAAGGGTGTCAATCGAAAAAACTTTTTTTGTCACGAGAATACCCCGCCTGAAACGCCACCAGTGAAGTTGCCAGTACCAACAATTGCCAACCCAGTGGCAGACAATGTAGAACGCAACACTCCAAGAACAGCAATGTTGAACTCGCCAGATGCCGCATGGTAGATACCAGTTGTTGGCTCAGACGCAAAGTTCAAAGAAGGATTGGACACAGTGCCGTTAAGCAAACTGATCGCAGAAGAACCAGCCAACACCGTGTTGGCGTTGAGCAAGTTCACAGAGTCGCAAATCAGCGTCGCTTGGTTACCTGCGGCAATTGTGGCCGTGGATGCACCGCCTACGCCCGTGCTAATTGTGAGCGTGTATGAGCCTGCTGTCGTCGCGTTCTGCACATAGTAAACCTGCACAGTCTGCGGAACGATGATGGTCACATTACCAGTCAGCGTGCCCGTGTACTTCTGGATCACATTTGATGCCTCTGCGGCGGTCAATGTGTAGGTTCCATTGGTCACATTTTTGGTCAACTGTGTGAAGTTGAACTGTGTCGATTTACCCAAGCCAACCGTATAAAAAGTTGATCCGCTACAAACAATGATGGCCGAATCGGAAGGCTGGAAGATGATCGTAGATGAGCCGTTGATAGTGTCACCACCAGAACCAGCCACAGTCAAAGCGCCCGTACCGCCGTTACGCAAGAACATGAACCAGTTGTCGCCAAGGGTTGATGCGCTTGAAAGAGTCAAAGTGCCAGCGCCACCAGTCCACACATAGGTGTTTGAGCGGTCAGACGATAGCGCAGTGTAGTTGGATGAGAAGGTCGTGACGGGCTGGGACTGGTTCAGCGTCTGGCCGATAGCCAGCAAGCCATATCCAGCCAGCGTAGCGGCATCTGCGCCAGAAGAGCCAATACCAAAAGCAATGATGCCCCAAGTGCCATAGACATCGGGATTTTCAGTGATGTAGATGTACTGTGCTTCGCCTGCGGCCACAGTCACAATCGTGTTCTGGCCCGTGAAATCGTAGACCGTGAAGTGGTTTACGCCGACATTTCGGATCAGGGCGTCTTGACCAACAGAGGCTTGGTTGGCTGGCGGCATCCACAACTGCGCATTGTTGGTGGCAGTGACCTCCATGATGCGTGCGGCGGCATCGTTGGTTGCAGTGCCGTTAATAGGCCACTCCAACTGCAAATCCGCACTTAGCGTGATGGCACGATAAGAGACATCCGTTGGTTGGACGACATTACCAGTAAAAGGGCTGTTGTAACTCATTATGAATCCACCGCTACGGCTTGACGATCAGCAGTTCTCAGTTTGTCTTCGGCCATCAAGGTCTGCATGATCAGGTCATAGTTTTGTTGCCACATGGGCATACGCTCATCGTTCTTGAGGAACGGCATAGCCTGCAACAAAGACCCGTACAGCAACGCTTGGGGCGCGTAGATCGTGAACCAATTCGTCTGGTTGGAAGAGTCCAAAGGTTGGATGCGCTCGTAATACAGCACCTCAAAGGTGTAGTCTGTATCAGGAGTTGGGGCAACCAGCCAGTGGGTGTAGTCGTAGTCCGCAAAATAAGCGGGCGTACCAGTCTTGGTCGCATCGGGCCAATACTCACGAAGGTACTCGTACTTGCGCAACAGCACGGGTTGGCGAACGCCAGCCACAGTAATGTTGAACGAAACCGTTTTGTGCCAGCGGGCAGGCTTGTCAATGACCGCTTGGTTGGAAACCATTGTGGATTCCTGAACGGTTAAGTTGCCAAGGAATTTGATCTGGCTGGCAATAATTTGCTCGGCCAGCATGATGAACAATGGGATTTTTTCGAGGGTCGCCGTATCCGTCCGCTCTAAATAGGACTGAATGTTTTCGACTAAGGAGTCGTATGTCATCACCGATGCGGTCGTCATTTGTTCCCCTTATCCGACATTACGCTCAAAATGCGGGCAATCAACCAAAGATTTAAAGTTGCCTCCCCAGCGGTTTTTAGGGTGCAAAGATTCCCAAAATGTACCCAGCGGAGCAAGTGTGCTCTTGTCCCATATTATCTGCCCATCCTTGAAGAAATTCAAGTCGATGGCACAGCGTTTGAGATGGATGGAATTGAGGGTCTTAGAGCGCCCAGTTTGCACATAGATGGCCTGTTGCTCTGGTGTGCGTGCACAATTCGCCTCCAGTGACCACAAAACCCTGCTCTGTGGCGTATTGAATCAGTTTGCAGGCATCCAGCAAGAATGCCGCTTGTTCTTGTGTCAGGCTCATTTAGCACCCCCTGTCATCTTGTTGATGGTTTCATCTTTCTCTTTGGAGCCACGGGTTGTCCCAAACTCAAAGGAGTAGATGTTGTCCAAGTAGCCAAGGAAACGCCCCAAAACAAGCGTAAAAATGCCTTTGACATACTCGTTTATGCCTTGGTCTTTCCAGACAATCCAGACCAATCCAGCAACCGCCATGACCGCCAAAAAGAACATAAGGTTGGCTCGGCTATTGACCGCTCCACGCTTGATGAACTCAGCATCACGAACACGGGCGCTGTCGCGGTCTTTGGACTCTTCCTTGAAGGTCTCAAGTTCTTGTCGAGCCTTTTCAATGCTTAACTCAATCAACCGCTCTTCGTGGTCAAACTGCGCTTGGCGCAACTTGGCAATGTCTTCTGGGCTTGGGTTATCAGGGATGTCTACCCCAAGCGTGTCCTCAACAACCTGTTTGCCCTTTGCTTGGATGGCAGATGACAAAAGACCCAAGCCGTTTGAGGCAAGGGTCGTGAGGAGGGAGG